AGGTTGTATCATTAATTTTCAGTATATTATTATATATATTTATAACTTATAACAATGAACACACAAACACTAACCATAGGTCTTTTTATAACAAGTCTTGTTTTTGCTATATTTGGATACTTTTTAAAAATTATCCACGGAGATGTTAGAAAGAATACAGAAGAACAAGGAAAGCTAAAAGGTAAAATTGAACTAGTACAACAAGAGACACAGATAAAATACCAAGCCTTGCAAGAACTTACTCAACTTGAGATAAAAAATCTAGCAAAGAATGTAGGTGAGTTATCAGATGCAGTTAAGATGTTTGTGTTAAACAAAACAAAATGAAAGAATTGAAAGGAAGATGGAAAGCTAAAACACCTAACTTCTGGAAGAAAGTCCAGAAAGTAGCAATTGCATTAGGTGCAGCAGCAACCATTATAGTAGCAGCTCCAATAACATTACCTGCCTTAGTAGTAACAATAGCAGGATATGTAGTAACAGCAGGAACTGTTGCAGCAACCTTATCTCAACTAACAGTTGATAATTATAAGGATATAACCAAAGTAACCAATAAAACAAAATAAAATGGCTAAGAAAGCAAAAAAAGTTCAAGATGTAGATTTTGAAGTAAAGACTAAGAAAGTAAGAGTTAAAGCTGTCAAAAAAGACAAAGTAGTTGATGTAGTTGTAGATACTCCAAATGTAGATGTTACAGTACATGCAGATGAAAAAGAAAAGAAATTTGTACTTGACTCAAGGAAATTAGATGTTGAAGTTATCAAAACAAATGAAGGTACTACAGTTAAAGTAGAAGCTCAAACACCAGTACTTAAAAAAGTAGGTTTATGGGTTGCTCACATGATGAGTAAAAAATTCAACAAAATTAAAAAATGACTGTCTTAAAAAAAGGAAGTAAAGGACCTTCAGTGGTTACACTTCAAGAATTTTTAAAGATAGGAGCAGACGGAGACTTTGGACCTCAGACTGAGACAGCTGTTAAAACCTGGCAGAAAGCTAATGGTTTAATAAATGATGGTATAGTAGGTAAAAAAACATGGGCAGCTATGGGAATCCTTAATACTGATAATGCAGAAAATCTAGAAGTAGAAAGTGCATTAGAGATTAAGAAACATTACATGACGGAAGGTACATACTTTCCTGGCCCAGTTGCAAAAGACTGGATCTTCTTACATCATACAGCAGGATGGGAAAACCCATACCAAGTTGCTGACATGTGGGCTAGAGATGATAGAGGTAATGTAGCTACTGAGTTTATCTTAGGAGGTCAATCTGTAAAGAATGGAGATACTAAGTATGATGGTGAATTAATCCAATGTTTTCCTGAAGGAGGATATGGATGGCATACTGGTACAGGTAACTCTGTTATGCATAGAAACTCTGTAGCTATTGAAGTATGTTGTATGGGTCAAATAGTAAATGGAAAGACTTATGTAAGTACTCCTGCTGATCCTAATCAAGTAGTTAAGTTAGCTAAACCATTCCGTGGGTTTCAATACTGGCATAGATACTCTGATGCTCAAATCATTAATCTAAAAAGATGGATACTCTTTATAGCAAAGAAATATAATATAGATCCTAGAGTAGGTTTAGTGCAATACATTAAAGCTAAAGGAGCTGATGGATTTGATATCTGTGATGTTGCTAAAGCACAAGCAACTCCGGGATTATATACACATACTAATGTACTTAGAGGCAAAGTGGATATGTTCCCACAACAAGAATTAATTGATATGTTATTAAGCTTATAGTATGAAATTTAGAAACAATTGGATAGCTTCAAACAAGCAATGGGATAAGTTAACTATAAGAATTAGAATATCTAGTTTAGATATCTTTAGTTTGGAGATAGATAAGTCTAGAGACTTCTACTTATTTACTATCCTAAATTTTACACTTAAAAATAGATAATATGAAAAATGGATTAAAAGGAGTTACAGATGCTACAGTATTTTGTAAGTCAATGAAAAAAGGTAATGATAACAACCAAATCATAAGATCAATGAAGAGCTATAATGTTGGTGGTGTTACTGGTTTACAATCTCCTAATGCGGTAGCCGCAGAAACTGAATCTGAGTGTTGGCCAGGAAAGCCGGGTTGTGCACAAAGTAATCAAGCTAAAAGGAGAAGAGCTAGATCAACTCAGAGAAGAATAAATCAAAACAAATCTAGGTTTTAAACTAACTATACAAGTCTAAGTGATCCAGGTATATTGTATGTCTGGATTTTTTGTTTTAAATATGTGTGGTTTAAACTTTTATTGTATATTTGTTTAAACTTTAAAATATAACAATGGACAACATGAACCAACATCATGAAGAAATGGAGATGACTCCAGAAGAATTAGCAGCTCAAAAAGAAAGAATGCTATCTTTTTACACAGAATCAATGCCTTACATTGAAGCACAACTTTCTTATGAACAAACCTTATTGCAAATAGATGAGGCAAGATTTAAAAGAGCAAGTATTCAAATGCAATATGCAATGATGATGCAACCACCTTCAGAAGAAGAAGAGGGAGAAACAGATGAATCTACAGAGCCTACTGCAACAGAGCCTAAAGAAAGAAAGCTTAAAAAAGGATAAGTCATGGCACTTGTAAATCAAGTACAAAAAAAAGTAAAAATGCCCAAATGGGACATTGTAAAATTTCAGATTTTAACTCACTGTTATATTAACCGTATATCAGTGAGTGAGTCTGATCTTAACTGTTTAACATTATTAAGTTTTAATGAGCCTGTAGAACTAACTCATTTTTGTTATGATGCTTCTTCTGAAGAAGATTGGATATTTAAGTCTTCACAAACAGTAAGAAACTCTATTAACAAAGCTGAAAAAAATGGATTAGTTGTAAAGGATGCAGAAAATAAAAAACTTATTATGTTAAGTCCAAATTTAAAAATACAAGTAAAAGGTACTATATTACTAGACTTTAAATTTTTAGGTAATGATACCGAAGAAGGCCAATAGTTTATATACAGAAGTTGCAGAAGATCTTAATATAGATAAACAACTTTTAGAAAATACTATAGACTTTTTTTACAAAGAAATAAGAACATTATTAAGCAATTTAGCACATCCAAGAATAAATGTAAATGGTCTTGGTCAGTTTGTAGTTAAAAGTTATTCTGTAAAAAAAGGAATAGAAAAATATACCAGACAACTTGAGAATCATGACACATCAACATTCAGTGCTTATTTTAATAAAAAGTCTATTGAGACTAAACTTGATTTATTAATAAAAATGGAAAAAGTATTAGTTGAACAAGAACTAAAAAAAGAAACCTTTAAAAAGAAAAAAGATGAAGAATACCCTAAAACTGATCTGGAACAACAGGAAACAGATAATTGAAGGAATAACTAATTCTGTTATCAGAGATGAGACAGTAGAAGAGATAGCAACTCTTAGATATTCTATTTGTAATGAATGTCCCAGCAAAGGTAAGAAATGTGCTGTGAAAGGTACAGCTCCATGTTGTAATGAATGTGGTTGCTCACTTGGATTTAAGACAAGATCATTATCTTCAGACTGCCCATTAGGTAAGTGGGAAGCTATTGTTACTGAAGAAGAAGAAGATAAGTTAGAGAAGTTATGAGTATAATATTTACAGCTGATGATCATAGCTACAAAAGTTTAAACCCAGAAGAGAATATAAACTGGACAAGTGTAACTACTATAGTAAGTGCATTTAAACAACCATTTAATGCAAAGCAAATGGCTGAGAAATCTAGTAAAAAGAAAGGGTCTAAGTGGCATGGTATTGATCCAGTAATTATCCAGCAAATCTGGACTAATGAAGCTGACAGATCTACCACACTAGGAACATGGTATCATAATCAAAGAGAAGATGATATCTGTTCCCTAGCATCTATAGAAAGAGAAGGAGTTACTGTACCTGTATTTAAACCATCTGGTGAGAATCATGGTATGAGAACAGCACCATCTCAAAAACTTGACCCAGGCGTGTATCCAGAACATATGGTCTATCTTAAGTCAGCAGGCTTATGTGGCCAATCAGATTTAGTTGAAGTAGTCAATGGTAAAGTAAATATCATTGACTACAAGACTAATAAAGAAATTAAGACAAAAGGCTTTACTAATTGGGAGGGTATAACACAAATGATGTCATATCCTGTTAATAATCTTGAGGATTGCCATTTAAATCATTATGCACTCCAGCTCAGTATTTATATGTATATTATATTGAAGCACAATCCTAAACTTAAACCAGGTAAGATGTTTGTACATCATGTAACATTTGAAGTAGAAGGTGAAGATAAATGGGGATATCCTATCAGTAAAAAAGATGATACTGGGAGTCCTATAATTAAAGAAGTAATACCACTGTCATTACCCTATCTTGTAGATGAAGTAATAGGATTACTACATTATATAAAAGAAAACCCAATTAAAAAGAAATATTAATGATTATTAAACTATTTGAAGTACAGAATAATGTAGTAATTCCTACAGAACACTGTTATACATTAAAAGCTTTAAAAGATATAATGGAGGAGTATCCGGATGATTATCTTAAAATATACCAATATTTGTTCTACATGACATGTCCTAATCCGGATATGAACCCATTCTTCTATACACCAGATACAGATAAAGAAGCTTTAATAATAACTCAAATAAAAGGAGAGTTCTCAACAGAGGATGATAGTATATTTACAGCACTTAGATTTTGTGAAAGAATGTATGAAACTCCTACATCTAGAGCCTATGATGGTATGAGAATAGCTTTGGATAGAATTGCAAGATATCTTTCTACTACTCAAATTACAGATGGTAAAGATGGTAACATAGGTCAGATTAGAGCTCTTGCAAAAGACTTTGATTCTATAAGACAATCTTTTAAGGGAGCCTATAAAGATCTTAAAGAAGAGCAATCAAGCAGAAGCCGTGGAGGAATTGGTATGGCATATGATCAATAATAACTAATGGAGATATTTGAAAATATACCAACATGGGATAATGGCACCTGGACTATAACAGATTTTAGTTCTAGAGAGGAGTTATCTAATTTTGTATTTAGCATATTTAAAGAACCAGGTAAATATAATTTTGATGAAACAAGTAAATTATTTAATGTTGAGTCAGCAAGATTCAGAAAAGATAAAATATACACAGCCACAATACCCAGATCTAAAGACTTTGTCACATACTGGGATGACCAAAAACTTAAGTGCAGAAGAGGGGTTATTTTTAAGTCCGGAGAGAAGGCATGGTACATTACCAGAGATTATTACATGTGGCTTAACTTCTTGCCCATATTTGATAAAGAACAACAAGTATTTGACTTTGCTAAAATCAGGGATGCACAGTACCACATGGCCTTATATGAACTATTGGCAGAACTCAACTACAAACATGTAGCTATTCTTAAGAAACGGCAGATAGCATCTTCTTATTATCATATGGCCAAGTTACTAAACCAGCAGTGGTTTGAACCAGGGGTCACACTAAAGATTGGAGCTAGTCTTAAAGATTATATCAATGAGAAGGGATCTTGGAAGTTCTTACAGGAATATGCTGCTTTCTTAAATGAACACACTGCATGGTACAGACCTATGTCCCCAGACAAGGTTATGATGTGGCAACAAAAGATTCAAGTAAGGAAAGGAGATAGAAATACAGAAGTAGGTCTTAAAGGTACCATACAAGGCATGTCCTTTGAGAAAGATCCTACAAATGGTGTAGGGGGTCCAGTTAAATATTTCTTTCATGAGGAAGCAGGGATTGCTCCTAAGATGGATAAGACATATGAGTACATGAGACCAGCAATGAGATCAGGTTTAATTACTACTGGTTTATTTATAGCTGCAGGATCTGTAGGAGATTTATCTCAATGTAATCCACTAAGAGACATGATTCTTAATCCAATGTCAAAAGATATATATGCTGTAGAAACTAATCTATTAGATGATAAAGGTACAGAAGGTATGTCAGGTTTATTTATTCCTGAACAATGGTCAATGCCACCATATATAGATCCTTATGGTAATTCACTTGTAGAAGAGTCATTAAAAGCTCTTGATGAACAATTTGAGAAATGGAAGAAAGAACTAGGCCCGGAAGATTATCAATTAAGGATATCTCAGCACCCTAGAAATATAAAAGAAGCCTTTGATCATAGATCAGTATCTGTGTTCCCTTCTCACTTAGTTGCTGCACAGGAGAGAAGAATAGAAGAGAAAGAATATGCATATGAGTTCTTAGATATAACAGCAGATGCAAATGGTAAACCTGCAGTTATGCCAACAAATAAGAGACCCATAATGGAGTTTCCAGTTCCTAAAAAACTAGAAGATAAAACTGGTGTTCTTGTAGTATGGGAAAGACCTATTAAAGATCCTCAATTTAGAGATTACTATGCTTCTATTGACCCCGTATCTGAGGGAAAGACAACTACCTCAGACTCACTATGTTCCATATACATAATGAAAGCTCCTATTCAAGTAAGTAAGGTTACAGGTACTGAAACAGAAACATATATAGAACAAGACAAAATAGTTGCTGCTTGGTGTGGTAGGTTTGATGATATAAATAAAACCCATCAGAAACTAGAATTGATAATAGAATGGTATAATGCATGGACAGTAATAGAGAATAACATCTCACTCTTCATACAGTACATGATATCTAGAAAGAAACAAAGATACTTAGTACCTAAGAGTCAGATTATGTTTTTAAAAGATCTTGGATCTAATGCTAATGTATTTCAGGAGTATG